CGTATCGCTCAACTTATTTTGGAAAGGTGTGATACACCTATGATCAAGGAAATTGGTCTACTCGATGAGACACTCAGAGGTGATGGGGGCTTCGGATCTACTGGTCAGTAAGATTATCTTTACAAAACCATAAATCCTCAGCTCTAGGCATAAAAAGTATACCGTGACTCATAACCATAGACAATTTGGCTTTATTGACACTCGGGTAAGACCACAATATCCACCTTTCCCAATATTCGGCCCGGAAGAAATCTTCCCAATCTTCTTTAGAACTTTCCCTAATTTTCAACATTTCTTTCTGTATCTCATACGGATTCCTCTCTATTCGCAGCTCCTTAGGAACGATAGCACCTTTCCTAAGAAGTTGTGCACGCATAAGTCTTGGATTGCCATGATCTGGATAATGCTGAAAACCTTTCTGACCAAAATCAATACTGCGTTTATTTGGTAAGGTTACTCTATATTTGTGTGTGATGGTAGGACTTGGTTGTAATACGACGTGCATTAATAGAACATAAGGAAAAAAATATAAGAATAGTTATGCTTGAATATACATCACTCGATGGCACCATCATACGGGTGGGTGAAAATGCCAAAGAGAATGATAGACTCACAATAACAAGTGCGCCGAAATACTGGTGGATGCATGTAGCTGGATACTCTGGTGCTCACGTAGTCATATGTAATGAAACCAATCCGTTACCAAAAGAGACTCGTAAAGATGCTACTGTACTCGCCATACATCATAGTAATGCACCAGATACTAAGATGTCTTGTGTTGACATGGTTCGTGTAGAACAAACGGTTTGGGTGAGACAGGCGGGTAAAGTTAAATTAGAAGGAGATCTAGTGGAACTTTCAATTTTTATGAGAAGAGAGAAGGAACGCTTAGAAAGATTATTAAAAAATCGTCGTTATATTAGATGAAACTAGCTCCTCTAGGAGTTTTCTATATATACGTACTTCGTAAACTCTGGAATTTGGGTAAGAAGAAGCCACCACGGAAGAAACGTTTCGCTCCTTGGGTCTAGATTTTAAACACCGAACATTCCTTTTACTTTCATAACTCTGGGTGCGTTCTTGATCGTCCTCTCCAATTCCTTAAAGTCTTCCCAGAGACCAGCTTGTCTGATTAACTGTATAGTTCTAACTTTCATATTGTTCGTAGACTTACCTTTTAGTATACTTTTTCGGGCTGTCTCCACTGTAGTGTTATTTATACTTATCCTTTTAGAACCTAATTTCAGAGCCGTTTTTTGGTCATCTGTCAGAGTCTGGGATTTCGTAACGGTTGACAACTTCACTTCCGCCTCATTCAACTTGTTGGTGAGGTCATCTACTATGGTTTCAAGACTGGAGATCTGTGATTTTTGCTTCTTCATCTTCAAATCATTCACCTCAATATTGCGAGTCCTAAGTTCACCACATTCTTGTTCGAGAGCCCTAATTGTGACCTTCTGTTTTTTTATCTTAGCATCACGTGTTTGGAGTTTTTTCTTGACGACCTTATCAATTTCGGGTCCAAGATCTATTATGAACTTGGACGCTTTTCGGGGTCGTGAGGAAGATTTCACCATTTTATTTAAATTTTAATATTGAAACCTTAACTTAGGTCTTTAGTTTCCGAAAGCGACACCGCCCATACCCTGCTTCACACGTAAAATGTTGTAATTTACTGCGTACGCGCGAACCATGTTACCTTCCCTGGTGCCAGTACCCGCGAGGGATAACTTAGCCGTATCAATACGACTGAAGTTTAGTGTGCCAGTTGGTTGAGACTTGTTCATGGTTATGCAGAAAGGCCAAGTGAAGGTGGATACGGTGCTGAGAGCATCTTGGGGGAGAACAGAGCAGTGCATCTCTGGTACAACGTTGTGGTGGTAGGCAGCGGACATATTCTCAAAGAGAGGTGTGCCGTTAATGTAGAGAGTGGCGGTATCGAAAGTCCAGTTAGTAGACCACTTGTTGGTGTCAGCCTCCGAAGAAACGACGTGGACAGCCTTGACTGGGTGGTTGAAGTAGGTAAGATCAACCTCGGTATCCGCGGCACTCATGAGTTGGTGTTGAGTTTGGGTGAAGAGAATTTCGTGCTCATTGTTGGCGAAGAAATCACGTTCGGGGGTATCAAGGTACACATACGTACCGAATACCTTGACGTTGCTGGGAGCAAACGTACCATTCCTGCACTTCACCCTGATCTCCACATCGTGATATTGTAATCCGACTAATGGGAGAGACTTAGTCCAGTCGTCCGAGAAGAAGAATGGGAGAACGTAATGGTTCGCTGAAGTAGACGAACCTAACGCATTTTGGGGACACTCATCGAGGGTCAAGGCACAAGAAGCCTTGGCTTGAGTATCCTTGTACAAAAGGTTGTGAACACCCTGGATGTAGAGGGCATCAATCTGGGAAACCTTTTGGCCACCAATCCAAAGCTGGAACTCAGTGGTGGTGGAATCATCCTTGTCGAAGAAACCGGTATCAGCGGCGCCGACACCACCGATATTCTCGGCCTCAATCCATACATAGCTCAGAAGATCACCCTTAGTCTTAATGGGAATGGTGACTTCATTACCACTTCCGAAAGTACCGATGTAATCGAGCCTTTCTGGTTTGATCGCGAAGTTGGTATACCTCTTGTAATTTTGTCTAAAAAACGACACCTCGGGTTGACCAGTGATATAGACGTCCTGGGCACCCACCGACACGAGGTCAATTAAAGCAGCTGACATTTATTAGTAAACGATATTAAAATTTTAGCTCAATGTATACATATCGGAATGGGTGTTGAATTTCAGGCACTCACATGGGAAACAGTTGACACAGATGAAGAGCATTTAGTTAGTATTTTTGGTAAGACTGAAAATGGTAAATCTATTTGTGTGACAACTAAGTTTACACCGTACTTCTTCGTCAAGCTTCCTGAACATGTCACACAACAAAAAGTCCAAGAAATCTACCGAGTTCTGGATAAAAAGAGCCCTAACTGTCTGGTTTCGTATTCTATTATGAGGTCTAAGGATGTTTGGGGTTTTCAAAATAATAAGGAATTTTCCTATATGAAATTAGATTTCAAAAATCTAGCAAGCCGGCGTCGTGTTGATTATATGTTGAAGAATCCTATTCAATTCTCCTATGGTACTGAAAGATTCAAAGTTTTTGAGTCTAATATTGACCCTGTACTTCGTTTGATGCATAGAACAGGTATTCAATCAACTGGGTGGCTAAACTCTGGTGATAGTTGTGTTCGTACACACTTGGCCAAGGTGGATATTGATCTTTTCTGTAATGACTGGAAAACCCTAAAGCCCGTCGCACGCGATGATATTGCTCCATTTGTTGTGGCATCAGTTGACATTGAGTGTAACAGTTCTACTGGTAAATTTCCAGATCCAGACGTAAGAGGTGACGCGTGTTTCCAAATTGCTATTTCTTTGTGTAAGTTTGGTAACGATGAACCCTACGATAAAACGTGCCTTTGCTACAAGAAAACTGATACAAACCTAGAAGGTTCTACTATTATTAGTTTTGATACGGAAAGGGAGATGCTTGAGGCATTTCAGAAGTATATACACGAGAAAGATGTAGACATCATTACTGGTTGGAATATTTTTGGGTTTGATCTTAACTACATTTACACAAGGGCGTTTATTACTGGTTGTAACCCTGAATTTTTCAAGATGGGTAAATTGAAATCACAGACATGTGAGATTTCAATCAAGAAGTTGAGTTCAAGTGCGTTGGGTGATAATACACTGAAACTTCTTCCAATGAGTGGTCGCTTCATTTTTGATTTGTTCCACGAGGTTAAGAAGGGTTACAAACTTGATAGTTACAAACTTAATGAAGTTTCCAAGCTCTACCTTGGAGATCAAAAGATTGACATGGCTCCAAAGGAAATGTTTGCTCGGTATCTAGAAGGTGACCCTGTGAAGCTACGAGAAGTTGCAGAATACTGTATCAAGGATACATTGTTACCACACAAACTCATGAAGAAGATGTGTATCCTACTCAATCTCCTTGAGATGGCTAAAGCTACTTGGGTACCACTTTGCTTTCTAGTAGAACGGGGGCAGCAGATTAAGGTCTTCTCCCAACTTACAAAGAAGGCTCGTGAAATGGGATTTATGGTACCAACGATTCGCTGGGGACAGTTACCCGAGGAACAATACGAGGGAGCAACGGTTCTGGAAGCCCAAAAGGGTGCGTATTATACTCCGATTACTGCCCTAGATTTTGAGGCTCTGTATCCGAGTATCATGATGGCTCATAACCTCTGTTACTCCTCATATGTCATGAATGAGAAGGACTATGGCAACATACCTGGTATTGAATATGAAACGTTCAAGATTGGTGCAAAGACTTACAAGTTTGCACAAGATGTTCCCAGTCTCTTACCAGCTATCCTTCTAGAGCTTAAGCAGTTCCGTAAAAAGGCTAAGAAAGATATGGCAGCTGCAACAGGTTACATGAAGGAGGTCTACAACGGTAAACAGTTGGCCTATAAAATCAGTATGAATTCGGTCTACGGATTTACGGGAGCAGGAAAAGGTATTCTTCCATGTGTACCTATTGCGTCTACTACAACCTTTAGAGGTCGCGCAATGATTGAAGAGACTAAGAATTACGTTGAGAAAAACTTTCCCGGGGCTAAAGTGAGATACGGCGACACGGATTCAGTCATGGTTGAATTTGATGTGGGCGATCGCACAGGTGAAGAAGCCGTTAAATACAGTTGGGAGATTGGTGAGAGAGCTGCTGAAGAGTGCTCAGCTCTCTTCAAAAAGCCTAACAATTTAGAGCTTGAGAAGGTATACTGGCCTTATTTTCTGTACTCCAAGAAACGTTACGCTGCTAAATTGTGGACGAAGGGTAGGGATGGTAATATGAACATGGATTACATTGATATCAAGGGACTCCAAGTTGTTCGTAGAGATAATACACCCCACGTTAGGGAAGTGTGTAAGGAACTCCTAGATGTTGTACTGACTTCAAGTGACACCGGACCACCAAAAGAGCTTGCGAAGGAGCGCGCAGTTGAACTCCTTTCGGGTGATGTTCCAAATGAGAAATTGGTTTTGAGTCAATCCTTATCAGATAGTTATAAGGTTTCTGGACAATCCGTATCTATAACAAGTCCCGAGAGCTGTAATATCAACCAAGCACATGTTCAGGTTGTTAATAAGATGAGGCAACGTAAACCGGGGTCTGAGCCACAATCCGGTGACCGTGTTCCATACCTACTTGTAAACACCGGTGACCCTAAAGCTAAGGCTTTTGAAAAATCCGAGGATCCAAAATACGTTGAAGAGCAAAACCTCCCAGTTGATTATAAATACTACTTCATCAATAAATTTTTAAATCCCGTGTGTGATCTACTTGATCCACTATTTGAGAACACGAAGCAGGAAATCTTTGGTGAGTTGATTACCCAATGCAAACCACCACCAAAGAAGCGTGAACCTCCCCTAAGTACTATGAAGAAAGTGGATCTGATAGAGGAATGTAAAAGACTTGGTCTAGATTCTGAGGGTAAAATCACGGATCTAAAAGATCGTATAAAAAATGCTCGTGTTCAGCGAGAAGAAAGTGTTGAAGACATATTTAAAAAATACGAACAAGAGATAGATAAGTCATGAGTCTTAATGAAAAAATCGTAGATCTGTTAGAGGAAGAATTGAAGTTTCGCATGGATCTTTTATTGACTGAGTATGCGGAAACGATATCTAAAAAATACCAGATATCGTTACAGCTACTTCTAAAAGATATTCCATGTGTTTCAGTAACAAGTACATGTATGGGAACAAAACCAGATGGTTCTAGGTGTACTTTCAAGGGTATTCATAACGGATATTGTGGAAAACATCAAAAACAAGGTGAAAAAATTAAACAAAGATTTCATGAGACTTTTAATGGTCACACCCACGGTCCCGGTCTTAGAAATGTTGCAGGGTGTCCAGCTTGCGAAAGATCTTTTTCGACGAATAGGCTTATAGATTTAGACTCTTTATTAAATAATGAGTAAATCCGATATTCTACTAACATCAATAAACAACTTTTACAGCGAAGAAGACAACCGATCCAAGTTATTGAATATACTAGACAAAACATGTGGCATTTCGTTGAGAAATCTCGAATGGTTTATCACTAATTACGCTAAGAAAAATCATACATCCTATAAGACTGGTGATGGAAAAATATTCACTGTACATTATGCTTATAAGTCTAGCTTAGATGGATATAGTAAGAAACTTTTTGATCCATTCTGTAGATCCCAAAAGTTTCCATATTCTGTACCAGGTACATCTCATGAAATTCATACGACTTTAGCACAGCTAAATTTCATCAAATGGTGTATCAAGAATAAGATTATAGATTACATCAAGGATCATAGGAGTTCCTTATTTAATAAGCAACAGGTTGTACCCGCCCCTCTTCAAATATAAATGTTTGATAGCCGGTGTAATACATGTGGAGAGCATACGTATTTGACGATGTATCCACCTTGGTAGTATCTAGATTCACTTCAATATTTGTTTTATCGGATTGAATCTCCCCGAAATCCAAGTTTCCCGATGGTTCCACATTGATAGGATTCATCGAGAAACTGTATGTGTAGATATTCCTAATAGGTCTGGATAATCTTGACCTATAGGGAATTAGATATTTGTAGTAGTTATGATTCGTATTTGTAACATTTGGCAACTTGGTTCCATTAATGTAAAAACTCGCATCTTTCATAATAGGACTGAAAAAAGTTAGTTGATCATCAAAGCTTACATTAGATGAGAAGTTGAAGCGATTTTGACACAAATAGAGTTCTTCGTCGTTCGTGGGAAGATCAAAAACTTGTGTTTGACCCACATTGTTGTTGAATGTGGGTGATCCAACAACTATCCTTAAACCTTCGTCGGACATGGACATAGAGCCACCACTCCCATTTCCACCCACATCACGATGCAATCTTTCCCACGCAGGTACGTTGGATACCTGTGAATAATTATAGGCTCTCGAGCGATTTGCGGTTGGTGTACCCACTGCGACTCGTGTACCAGTATTTGAAACAGACACCGATGTACCAGATTGTTCATTGACAACTGTTCCATTAATGTTTGGTCCAATTTGTGCCCATGTACTACTAGCCGTGTGATAGAAAAACACACGCGCATGTCCAGCATTAGAGCCACCAGTATCATTTTTTGGTGCACCTCCAATTAGAAAAAGACCGTTTTTAGAAAGATCCACAGATGTTCCAAATTCGTCACCTGTCGCAGAACCATCTAAATCAACACTTCGTTGTACCCAAGCTGTTCCATTGTATACAAAAGCTCTAATATGTCCTCTACTTGACTGATGACCAGGGGCACCCACAGCTACTACACTATCATTACCACCACTCGTGAAAGGATCTGAAAGAGATACAGTTGAACCAAATTTATCACCACCACCAGCACCGTCTATATTTGAACCGGTTTGTTGCCATCCGGGGCCAACAGTGTATGTCCAAACCTGTACACGACCTCTATTAGTAAAACCAACCTGGCTAAATTCTGGTGCACCTATGGCAACGCGAGTACTATTACTGGATAAAGAAACCGAAGTTCCAAATTTCTCACCAGCAGTTCCTCCATCAATATCATTCCCCAATTGACCCCAAGCTGTTCCATTGTATTGATATACTCGGACAAGTCCTTTACTACTGTCATGAATCGGTGCACCCACAGCAAGGGCTGTACCTGTGTTAGATAAAGAAACTGTTGTTCCGAATAAGTCTCCGTCACCCGCACCAATCAGGTCGGTACCTAATTGGGTCCAAGTTCCTGATATCAGTTTGAATACCCTAACACGACCCTTATTTTGATTGGGGTTATCTATTTCTCCATCCTCCGGGCTTGTATCAACTTGTAATTCGTACTTGGGTTCACCTATGGCTATAGTAGTCCCATCGGGTGACAGAGCCACTGAATATCCAGAGTCATCGTTTGCGTTAGTGCCAATAATATTAGCACCTATCTGCTTAGGTTCGAGTGCCACACTTTCATTCAAATTTTCAAACTTGGTATTTCTCAAGAACCAATGAAGACATTTCACTGGAATATTAGGGACTAGGTTTGTACGAATAATGTTTTTACCAAGTTCACTCACAGTCGTTGGATGTTTACGAACTAGATCAGTTACAACAACTTGTCTATCATGACTGAGATAATTCCTCTCTTCGGGGCTCACTGTGATTTCTTCGGTAATAAGTTTGAAATTATCTAGAATGAGGGTATCTAATGTGTCTGTGAAGAAAGATTGTTTGTGAAACTCTAGTACAAACTCAATTTTCTGTTTATGTATGGCACATGTAGGGAAGTAGGGTCTATTTGGTTTATTAGTTGTGTACTCATCACTTGCATATTTACGAGCAAAGAAGAACTGCATAGGTATCATTAGATCTGTCTCAAGTCTTGAGACGGAGTCAGTTATAGTAGAGTCATCAAAACCAATACTTCTATTTACAAGAAATCTATTTGCTACTTTTTCAGACATTTCTAAATAAAGTTCATCGTATATAATTCCCCAATCACTTTCGATCTTTTCCAACTCTGTATCATCCACGAACATCGATACACTTTTGAGAATATGCCTCCCTAACTGGTCCGCGTAATTCCCATTTGTGACACTAGGCATTTTTATACTCAACCACATGTTGCTAAGCAAGTCGCCCATATTTTGGGGGTGGAACTGAACCTTTATGGTTTGTCCAAAAGGCCAATTAGGGATCTGCCCCGAATTGATTACATTCTTACTCCTGTGATATTTCCGAAAGTCAGAATGCCTTCTTGTAGTATTCGGGTTGAAGAACGACTCCGCTGGATCTTTGCAAAGCAAGTACGTGTCTTGCTTTCCAATAGCTTTAAGTGAAATTTTTGCCGCTTCACCCATACTTATCTATTGTCTACATATTTTTAATATCATTCTTCCACATACTGATAGGAGAAGTAGACTTCATAATTTCAAGTTCTGTTTTTGCCTGTTTGGACTGTGCCAAAAGCTCTCTGACACTCTCATCTGTGTACTGAACTGTCTTGATGTTTAGAAGGTAGTCATAGCTTCCATTTACTTCTGGGAATAGACCAGACAATTGGTTCTCAAGATCCTGCTTTTTACGACGGAAGACCACAATGTCTCCATTGATGACCATAGACACAAAGCGAGACTTGTAGTCACACATCTTAGATTTAGCCTCAAGAACCTTGATTAGATACTCTTTCCGCTTATCATAATATTCACGACGAAGGGTTATGAAGTCTTTCAGAATCATCTCAGGGGTTTCATACTTGTGGATACCTCGGGTAGGGTGGAACAGGTGCATGTTTGAGGTTCGGAAAGTCTTTTGAAGCTTGAGATCCTTAATAGCATCTTTACCATTATAATCCTGTATGAGGAAATCAACATTCTCAGTTGTACTGTTATTTGTGAAACCACTGATGATTTTCTTTTCAACGAGGGTATCCAGATGTTCTTTGTAATCTTGGGTCCAGCGTCCCGGTGGTAGCTCAGTCACTTTAACTGTTCTTCCAATGGCGGTCCATACACCTTGGGTCATCCATGAATCATCATCTTGCTCAAACACTTTTCCCTTGAAACCTCTGAACCAAGGCTTCATCCTTTTGATAGGATTACCATCAAGGAAGTTGAGGATATTGTTCCGAATATCTTTGGGGTTAAACGGGGGTACATAGCAGCTGAAACCAGTGCCAATACCCTCGCTTCCATTTACCAATATCATGGGTACGGTAGGCATGTAGAACTCGGGTTCAATAGAGCGACCATCGTCGTCTAGATAGGTGAGAATCGCATCATCACGAGGATCAAATACATTCCTCGCTTCAGGTGTCAACCGTGTGAAAATGTATCTTGTCTGGGATGCGTCTTTCCCACCCATAAGACGGGTACCAAATTGACCACAGGGTTCTAGGAGATTCAAATTGTTAGAGCCCGTATAGTCATTGGCTAACTTCACAATTGTATCAGCGAGGGATACTTCACCATGGTGGTAAGCACTCTTTTCTGCTACATATGCGGCCAATTGAGCTACTTTCATCTCCGCTGTCAAATTCCTTTGAAAACAAGAATACATTACCTTACGCTGTGAAGGTTTGAGTCCATCACAAACGTGCGCAATAGAACGCTTCAAATCAGCGAGTGAGAAATTCACTAGATCTTTGTGAACAAAGTCTGTGATAGTCAGTTGTTTTACTTTCCCATAAGGTACTTCAAGTTCATTGGCTTCTTTGGCCGTACTCTCTAGAAGCCACGTCTTACGGTCATCAGCCTTCTTCTTGTCAAATGCCAAGGTAATAGATTTATCAGACATTACATCTGTATTAAACTTGACGGTAAGGTCTTCAATCTTCTTGAAGTACTCCCTAGCTTCCGCAGAAGTTGAGGTACCCAAACCCTTATAGTACTTGATACGCCAACCAGATTGACCGGTACCGTACCACGCACGAAACGCCGAGTCTGTATAGAAGGATTTACTTTGATTACCCCTAGAAGCCTTGATAATCGGTGTAACCATTGAAACAACAAACCCTAACTTGAGAAGACTGGGCCAGAAGTAGTCAATCATATTGAGAATTAGACCCTTGATGTGCGAACCGTCATTATCTGCGTCTGTCATGATCATTAGTCTTCCATATCTAAGCTCGGATACATCTTTGTAGTCCTTTCCCTGTTGGAGACCCAGGATCTTCTTGAGGTCATTGAACTCTTGATTCCCCGTCAACTGTGCAACTGATGCATCTCGGACATTCTTACACTTACCCCGAAGTGGGAAGACACCGTAGTGGTCTCTACCAACAACTGAGAGGCCAGCGACGGCAAGTGTCTTTGCTGAGTCACCTTCTGTGACGATGAGTGTACACCTAGAAGATTGTGCTGTCCCAGCTTTGTTTGCGTCATCAAGCTTGGGAATACCAGTGATTTTTGACTTCCGAGCTCCACCATCAGTTTTGGCCAACTCCTTCATTTCCTTGAATTTTGAGAGAGCCGTGAGTTCATCGGAAATACCCGTCTTGAGAGCATTCTTGACGAATGTTTTGGGCATATCAAATTTAGAGCCAAAGTCTTGTGCTTTTAGGGTACACTCAGACTTAACCTGACTCGAGAAAGTTGGGTTCTCAAGGATTGCCTTCACAAAGATTGTGAACGTGTTCTTAACCTGTTGAGGCCTGAGTTTGATCTTCTTTGCCATGTCATCAATAATTCCCGCAGCCACTAGGGAAGCTGCGTGATCAACATGGGTTCCACCTTTAGTTGTACAGATACCGTTCACGAATGATACCTGTTGCATACCATCCTCGGATGGACCAATACATACTGACCATCGGTCGGTTGTAACACAATGTACATTATCTACACCAGTGTGCATTTTTGCGTAAGCCTCAAAGTTCTGTTTTGGGAGAACCTCGTCATTGAACTTTACTTTACAGTTTGGGGTTGTACAGATGTTGGCATCCCAGACTCTCTTTTGGAAAATTTTGTAGATTGTGTTATCCATCTTAGACATCTTAAAACGCCTCCAATCTGGTGTGAACGTTACGGCCACGGATGATGTGGCACCCGAATGTTTTTTGATTTTTGGTGGTTCACAGACGGTCATATTGTTAGACCATTTTTGGGTATAGGTCTGCTTTGTTTCGTGGTCTTTGATGATCACTGAAAAATCACTGGAGTATATATTCGTCAACTTGGCTCCATAACCATTACGACCCCCAACAATTCTCTTTTGAGAGTCGTCGTAGTTTGTACTTGTTAGGAGATGCCCAAAGACCAATTCAGGATTCCAGATACCTTCCTTCTCATGCATACGAACACTGATACCACCGAGGGGTCCATTGTTTTCTATAGTCACAGCACCAGTCTCCTTGTCTATAGAGACGGCGATGGATGAAACATTCTTGGGGTGTGTAGAGTTGCGATCAATTGCGTTGACGAGGATCTCATCAAAGATTTTCAAGAGAGCTGGGGAATACTTGACATTTTTCTTCTCAAATTGGGATTTGTTACCATTGAGAATCCAATACGCCTCAGTACTCAAGTCTACTGGACCGACATACGAGTCAGGTCTCTTGAGAATGTGTTCAATGTGGGTGAGCTTTTGGACACTCTCCATATTTTCTTGATATTATTACAAGTCTAAACTCTAACTTAGGTACGCCGTTTAGAAGTTGGGCGAGAAATTTTAGGAGCCTGACGCCTTATACGACTTTCCTTGCGTTCATTCTTTTTTTCAAGAGCTTCTAATTTATTTTTGTATTGTATACTCTCCTCCTCCGCAGCTTCCATTTTCAGTTCCGCCTCTTCTATTTTGAACATTAGTTCTTGATATGGTTTTATACAGGATTTATCGAATTTTAACCAATTATCATATCGTTGTTTAATTTGTTCATTGGTGAAGGGTGGCCATGGTACGTCTCGTAAACCACCAGAAAAAATGGGGAACATTGATTTTACATGTTCTGGGCAAGCGTAAAAATATTCTTTACCCGGACATTCATCAGAAGTCTCTATAAGTCTACGATTAGCATTTGAAAATAAATATTGTAGACCATTTTCTACTTTTGAAGCATATTGTTTATTATAAAACCCTTCAGAGTAATATATTTTCCACCGACCCGCTTGACTCGCAGATAATGATTTCATTCGTTTGTAGACATTTTCACCTCTACCTATTTTTATACACGGTGGGTTGATAGTAGAATTTGTACATATGTATACGTAATGTGGGGATGATTCTGTATACATTAACTTAAAAGTCGGGTAATTCTTTAAATGTGAGGTAAAAAATCTCAGCTTATATCAGATGACGAATACTAACAATCGTGCTCAACTAAAAAAAGCTGAACAAGAGCTGAAAAATATGAAAAGAAAGTATCTAAACATGTTGAATAATAACGGTAAAAATAACAATAATAAAACCAAAAATAGTCCGAAAAACAAGAATGTTGCCACGTGGTTAAATCGTGAAATGTCCCCGGGTAACAAGACCAATATAAAGCCATCCAAGAGAGCTTATCTCAAAACGAACGTGGCTAAGAATGGTAAGATTCTTCATGTTTATGATAGGGATGGTTTGAAGAATTACTTGGCGTTTTCGGATAAGACAGGTCTAAATGCTGAAAGACCCAGTCCTTTGACACGCAAGGTATTCAAACTAAAAAACATCAAGAAGTATCCACCCAAACTTGTCTTAAAAGTTCGGCGCGGTAAAAAAAATACTAAACCGTGACCTTCCCTTTTATAGATTCTATAACTTTCACCACAGACACAGTAACTGTGAAAATATAGAGTATCTTCTTGGTGATTGGTATCCGTATTTCATCTAGATGTGGTAAAGAAGGTCTTTTTAGTTTTTTATGAATTCGTTTTAATGAATCACATGTTTTGAGATATTTCCCCTCTGACATGTGATCCCTAGTCTCATCAATTGTATTCATCACTATGAGTAGATCTTCATCTACTGCCATAAATTATAATGATAATTTTTCTTTAGTTACCTTAAGAAGACATGTACACGTTCTTCATAATCGCCATATTTGTTCTCGTACTGGTGATGCAAAATAAGTCAAGGGGGCTGACCCATTCTATCAAAAAATTGGTAAGACAATCAGCTCGCTATGCTACAGCTGCGCAACAGGACAAGTCTCCAGCTATAGCTATACTTCACGCAAATTACGCGGTGGCTTATCTCTACGCACTTAAGGATATTGCATCTGATTCTCAAATACATAATGCCACTGGTATAGATGTTAAGAAGTTTGTAGAACATGTTACAAATGTACAAGATATGGTGACTAAACAGACGACTGAAAAATTCCCAGACTTTGCTGGTCGTGTAGATATGTATCTTTCAGAAATTGGTGGTGAATCCCAATGAGTACCTAAGTGAGTTCCGATGATTGTAAAAATCAACTTAATCTACAAATATGGAGATTGTACGAAATGACCTCTGGAATCAATGTCTCAAGGATGCGATGAAAATGTATCGCATTGATGAGGCAAATGAAATGTGTGAAAGTTTGGCAGATGCTACTTGGAAAATGAAAATGTCCTACAAGAATCATGAGAAGAAGAAGGATAGTAGGCAAATCATCATTTTGGATAAGGCTCCGACAGTTGTAAACGAACAACGCAACCAGGTTAAACTTTGTCAAGCTACGACAATGGCGGGAAAACCTTGTTCTTTCAAGGCTGTGTGTGGGTGTTTCTGTAAAAAACATAGAATTGATAAGAGTGGTGGTATTGGTAGCAAAATTAAAATAGGTAGTTAATATAAAGATCATGTTGGATCAGGAAAGTCTCAGACCTGTAATAATATCAATGTCTCTCTATCTCATCATAAGCGTTCTCGTGCCTCGTCTAATGACAAAGCCAACTGGTATAGGTTTTATTGATGATCTTGTTATGTATTTGATTGCACAAAAAGACTCAATCATGAATGGTACTATCCTCACTGGTCTTATTGTTCTCGCCACCAATTACGTTGATAACAAACTCCTCCAAGACATTCTTCCGTCCAACTAAATTTCGTGTATGAGTGTGATCCATCTCTCTAACACGATTATCATACGCGTGCCTCATGAACTCCAAGAGTTGGTCAAAGTTTGGTTCACCCCAAACCATACCTTTTTTGAAGAGAAAATCGTCCCTCTCCAATTCTTGAAGTCCACAGTCAATTGTATAAGGTGTTTTGATATATTCTGATGCTCCACCGTAATTTGTTATAATCACTGGTTTATCTCGCATTGCAGCCTCAACCGCACCCATACCAACGCCCTCTGAGTGTGAAAAGTTTACATAACAATCGCAACGATTATGGAGATTATCCATATCTTCCTCGGATAACATATCATTGATGACTTCAACTCGTGGAAACTGAATTTGTACAGCTTGATTACTCGTGGCTTTGACTACGAGACGTGTATTTGGTTCATTCAGTCGCACAAAAGCCTGAAGAATGTCTTTGAACTTCTTTCTAGGATCCATTATATTCCCGATATGGTAGAAGGTGTAAGGCTTTTCCTTTGGTTCAGGAATATGTGCGTGTATAACGTAAAATTCGTTATCAGGAAACTGCCGAGAGAGAACCCGTTTACAGAATTCACTCGGTACAGCTACACGCCTAAATTCCTTCATAATTAGACCATAGTCTTCGTGTACAGTCTCAGTTTCACATACTGTCATACAAGCTAGATTTTTTACTCGTGTTTTCGCATACTTGATGTACTCAATCTGATCGTGAGTAGGAATTACAAATATCAGGCCATTCTCTGTCTCAGGGAGTTTTTGACCCAATTGGTAATACATTCCATCAGGTAAGAACAATTTCACATACTTCATGGCATGTTGACCAATACCTGTTTTTGCATGTGGACCCACTACAATCATCTAGGTTTAAAGATAATCTTTCTTTTATATATAGTAAAATGTCTTCACTTCGCCAAGAAATTGAACAGGAAATGCAAAGTGTCCGTATTGATAAGACCCGTCTTTTCAATCTACTCCTAAAGATGGTTGATGGTGGCGGTGGTGGTGGTGGTGCCGGTGGAGTTGGTCCCCAAGGCCCCCCAGGCCCCACTGGCCCCCACGGTCCCCCGGGTCCTAAGGGTGCTGCTGGTCCCACTGGCCCCACTGGCCCCACTGGTGCTGCGGCCCCAGTCGCGAAGGCCCCAGTCGCGAAGGCCCCAGTCGCTAAGACTCCCGCCAAGAAGCCTTCTGCTAAGCCCGCCGCGAAGAAGACTGATGCCTAAGTACATAAGTTAATTAAAGTTAATACCCCTATTATAAATACATGTTCGCTCTCGCCCGTGCACCCACACACATTTATAATACGATTAAGAAGACAGGTGAAAGTAAACCGACTAGAGGTGGAAAACATTGGCGTCAACATTCAGGTCGCACGGTTCATCGCCAGAATTACGCAATGAGTCCTAAAGAACCCGCGGATGACGCTTTGAAAATTGAAAAGTTGGAAAAGGAGGTTGATAAGTATAAAAAGGCGAATAAGAAATTGAGAATGATTGCGAGTTGGAATCTTCGTGCAGCTCAGTCAGCTTTCAAGGATTCTGAAAATATACTTCAGATTTTGGATGATCTATATGGAGATGACGCGTACGAAAACCTGTCAAATTAAAGTGGGAATTTTCTAAAAATGGGTAAAGGAGACGAAAAGAATCTTGGTCTACACATGTGTTTACTAGGTAATGCGTTTGGTATTGAAACGATCCCACTTTTGTACACGGAACCCAAAAATAAACCAGCTGATAGTGCTCTGGTTGGTAAAACTCCGATACGTGTTGGAATGGTATAGATTCCATTTTGAATGTCATCTTCTACATCTTCAATATCCGCCATATTTGATACACTCGACGCGAGAAGACCCATCGCAACCATTTCATTTTCAATAACATCTGTGTGAGCTATGAGATGCGGTATAACACTGATAGCTCCCGCCCAAAATGTTCCAACGTAGAATGGTTTAAGAAGGGGTAAATTATGTTTAAATGAAGGATACAGTAGAATACATAGAATTTCTGGTGCGATATACTTAGACTGATCTGTGTACCATAGTATCATATTTGCTGTTAAGAGAGCCGCAGCAATAGATTCTGGAGTATCCTCAGTCTTTCCATCTAGGTATCTATCTGCACCATATGCCCACCTCGCCGACGCCATAATATACAAAAGGGGTAAAGGTTCGAGAGGTGTCCCCGAACATAATGCTAATATAGACATGATTGTACCAACTCCTAGCCCAGTTGTCATCTGTATATTAATATTACTTGTCACCATAAATTTCGAGAATATCCCGCACGATGGGACTTCTTTCAATGTCCGCGAAGTCAAATGTTATACATTCAATGCGTTTGTTCTGTTTTCCTTCTAATCGAGAGCGAATATCTTTGAGACCATTGTCTTCATATTTCCTATCATGTTGTTTGGGGTCACCCGTTATCACCATCTTACTACCTTCACCTATACGAGTGAGGAGCATTTTCATTTGATTTGGTGTACTATTCTGCATTTCATCAGCGATCACAAATGCGTTCTTAAATGTTCTCCCACGCATGTAGGCCAAAGGACATATCTCTATGATTTTCTCTTTGATCATATATTGGATATCATTTTGATTGTAAAATTCACTAAATACATCCATTATGGGTCTTGTCCAAGGATCCATCTTTTCTTCTAACGTTCCTGGTAGGTATCCTATGTCTTCTTCTACTGATACAGCGGGTCGGGTTAATACGATTTTCTTGTATGTTTTATCATTATACCCAGCAATCGCAGCGTAGCACGCTAACATCGTTTTACCTGTTCCAGCCGGACCGATTGCGAATACCATGGGTTTACTAATACTGTATAACACCCTATTATAGTGTTTTTGATTTTCATTTTTTGGTGTTACAGTTGGATGTTCGATTCCGTCCATCTCTCCTTCGAAGTAATAGTCGTTTTCGTCGTATGATGATGAGAGTGAAAATTTTAAATTGTTTCGACCCTTTTTACCCCCCATACTTTTTACGCAGAACTTTTATTGACCCACCATAAAAAACCCCCGAACAACGCTACTAGGATTGCTACTAGTAAACCAAAGGAATACTTTTTAGGGTTTTCGTCTGGGGGTTTATCGGGTAACTTTTGAACATTTTGATTAAGTGTCTCAAGTTTTTGTAATAATTTACCCAACATTTCAAGTATTTGGAGTTCTTTATTTACAGGCTTTTCTTTCACATTTACTGTAGTAATCTCGAGTGTCATTGACCATTGTGCATTAGATTTAAGAAGTAAGTAATCACCGTCATCTTGTTGTTCAAATATCTTGAAATCTAACTTTTTTATAGATATTGGATTAAAGTACCTCGTCGGCGGATTAAAGGTTTTCCATTGTTTATCTCGCATTAATATCCCATCACTACCCACGAAATGTCTCTCTAGGGGTACACGAGCTAGAATCTGTCCATTCCTTTCGTCTAACATTTGTGCAACCTTGGGTACATCTGGGCATATGACATCAATATATTTAGCCACATTGGTATTAAGGTTGGCGTCATTTGCACCAATTTGTGTGATGTAGAAGTCAACCATTTTGACGCCAATGACCCTAGACATATCTTCGACATGAGTGTTTGACTTTAGGGTTAGATCAAGTGAAAATACATTATTGGTTCCGTTTACAAAACGAGAATCCAATACGACATACTGAACCTTCTTGGGTATATCTTCTAATCCCATATCTAATGTTATACTACAAAAAAAAAGTATCATTTTTTTTCAGAGGAACAAGTATGGCTGTATCACTCGGTGTAAAAGCTGTGATATTTACAGGTACCCTTACTGGGGTCACAATTATTGATACGATTAGAGTTTTTAAAGGATATAAAAAAATGGCTACTAAAGTTAATAAAGAATGATCTCATCCAACTGGATTCACGCTATCTGCAGGACTGTGATTTCCATGGGTCCAGAGTACACTACTAATCTTCTTAAATGGGTCAAGAGCGCAGTTTGGGATGCACCTTATCGCGTATGGCTTGACATTGAACTTCAGAAGATAGCCTATGATCGCGATGATTGGAAGAATAATTGTCTCTACCCAAGTGACGACGAATGTGATGAAACACCTAAGTCAGAATAAAAACATTTAAAAAAATAACAATGAGTGAATACACAATTCCTATCAACGATCTATTTGTTCGTTCCAGTGTACCACTCGGTATCCCCGGTTTGGCTACAGACGAACTTAGAATCGCCTTTATCCAATCTACCGCCCCCCTGTGCCCGGACGTTCAACGGAAGATTTGGGAAGAAGTTCTCTATTGTACCATACCAATTGAACCTCCACCTACTCCCAAGAAATGCCGTTCGGTTTCATACACTCGATCGTCAATCTCATTACCCCGAAACCTATTTCACATCAAGAAAGTTTGACTGAGAGATTACTCAAAGGAGATGTCATAGAGGCTACGAATGACTGTGGAGAAAAACGTTATATACAGATACGTTCGGAAACACATGCAGAAAGAAGAAGAAGTTTGGAAATTCTTCTTACAAAGTGTAAAAAGTTAATATCCTATGTAACCTTGGAAGATCATATACATAGAAGATATACGAGAATTATGAAATTGACAGAAAAAGTGAGAGAAGCTATGTATAGGGCTGATGATATTACAGATCTCGTTGTTGAGTACGAAGAATTGGAAAGAGATGTAAAGAAGGCTTCTTCGTCTTTTAGAAACCTAAGTGAGGCGACTCTCTAGATTTGTAATACAATGGATCTCTTTCATAAAATAATGGAGCTTGTTGACAAGAACTCGGATAAGATTCCCGAGGGGGACTATCTGGAGTTGTGTGACACTATACATGAACTGCGACGACAAGTGAAACCACCTTCATTTCTTCTCGACCAAAACCAACCTCTTTGGATGGGTCGCGAAGCTCCTGTTTATCGACCCACTGTACCAATTACTGACGGACAACCACCTGAATGGTTTGAAGATGAGGACGAAGAAATCGCCTACCCAGGTCTCAACGCATTTCTGGATAACTTACACGCCGGGTGGGCAGCTACTGATAATATCGGACCAGTAGAACCAGGTGCGTATTATCCTCCACCGAGAGATGGTACTACAGTTGTTGAAGTTACAATGATGGAAATAGACACCTAAGTAGTTTTTGTTATATGTATTTTTATGTTTAAATGATTAATTTTCTTTTTGTCTCGAGTGTCTATGTATTATGCGAACTCATAAAAACCCTGTCATTTAATGAACGTGTATGGGACCAATATGACTGGTGTATGAAAAGGATAAATAATAACGAATTTCCTACTTGTGGTATGGTTGGTCTCACCGATGAGGTATGCGCAAATCAGTGGGGTGTATCTACACTTTCATCTTTTACATACGGTTTACCTATTTCACTTGTGATAATAAACACACTTTACGGAGATGTTATGAAACGATTTATAAACTACCCATATTGGATTGTGGTGCATGTTTCAGTTGTATTATTTTCTTACACACAAAAGATTAATGAATTTAATTTTTCAATTGATTCCGATGCATCCTACAACAATACAGATATTTGCATACTTCTTTCAATTGGGATAGTATCATGTTGTATTATTTTCCGAAATTTGATATTTAAAAATGTTTCTCGTGATTATTTGTTGATGTATGGTTTAATGTATATGTTCATATTGGTTTC